GACGAGAAGGTGCGCGACGTCCTGAAGGGCAAGGGCGACTGTCAGACGGCTTTGCTGCAGCGTATTAAAGAGCTTAGATGCAATCAAATGCAGAGTTGACGGATTGAGGTGATTTGGTTATGACAATAAATTTGTAAACAGAGGAGGTACAAAAATGAACACTCATGCGCGTACGAGACCTACTGAAGACGAGTTCAGGGCCAACGAGGCCCAGCGGCTCAGTGAATTGGCAGGTCTGATCCGGGTATGTGGGAAGACTCCCAAGGAGATTGCGGAGGCATGCAATCTTGACAAGAGAACGGTGTTGCGGGCTATGCAAGCATTTCCACTGAAGAGTGATGCGCAGGCCCGCATCGAGTATTACATTAAGCAAGTATTGATAGGAGGATGAGTCATGGCAAGAGGGCACAAGTATTCTAAGGCACAGAAGAAGGCCATTAAGGAGAAGTTCCTTGAGGCCTTGCAGCGGTCTGGTGGCGTTTACAAGTCTGCCTGTGAAGCCTTGCACATTTCAAGGCGGATGATTATAGACTGGCGTCGGGAGGATCCTGAATTTGACCAGGCTTGCAATGAGACTGTAGAGGTCTTCATCGACGAGGTTGAGACAAAACTGCATGAGGCCATAAAGGCGGGAAACTTCAAGGCGATCAAGTTCTTCCTGGAGCGCAAGGCCCGCAACAGAGGTTATGACATGCACCAGGACATAGACTTGACGACTACGGTGCTGAGGCCCCGTGTGATTTTCGAGGACGACGAGGATGGCGTACAGGATCAGTAAGAAATACAAGCCCCTTTGGAATCCTACGACGAGGTATGTGGTCGTCACCGGCGGGCGAGGCTCGGGCAAGTCCTATGCCTTGTCTTGCGCTTTGTTGGACCATACCTTCCTCGACTCTTACAATCTGTTATACTCACGATGGAACTTGACTGCCGCAGAAGTGTCCATCATCCCTGAGTTTACTGAAAAGATGGACATCGGCGACTGCCGTGGGTCTTTCACGGTACGAGCACAGAGCGTGCAGAACCGGGCGACCGGCGCCCGCATTTGGTTCAGAGGTTTGCAGATGTCAAGCGGCAATCAGGTGGCGCGCCTGAAGTCCCTGAACCGCGTCAAGGCCTGGATACTCGACGAGGCCCAGGAGCTCGTGGATGAGGAGTATTTTGACACGATCGACCAGTCCATCCGTGAGAAGAACGCCCACAACATGGTCATCCTGGTGCTCAACCCGACCGACATCTCGCACTGGATCTATCGTCGCTTCTTCCTCGAGCCCGGAGTGTCTTATGACTTCAATGGCGTCAAGGACAATGTCACCTACATCCATACGACATGGGAGGACAACCGGACCAATCTGTCGCAGTCCTTTATCGACATCGCTCTCGAGATGAAGGAGCGAGATCCCGAGAAGTACGACCACCTCTACGGAGGAAATTGGCTGGTACGCAAAGAAGGTGTCATTTACAAAGACTGGGAGGAGATCTCCGAGGACCAGTACCCCGACGGACTGCCGCAGTGGTATGGCAATGACTGGGGCTACGGCGGCGACCCTGATGCTCTGGTGCGCATGTGCTATGAGCCTGTGACCGGCACGCTGTACGTCAAGGAGCTTTGCTACCAGACGGGTCTGCTCCCGAGGGACATCGCCGCCCGGATCATCAAGGACGGAGCGAAGCTGCTGCACCATACCGAGGAGCGCTATGATGAGAGAGGCCGTGTCATCGCAGACGAGGAAGGTAGGCCCGTCCGTTTCCCTGTTTACTACGAGCCCCGCTACTGCACCGTCTACTGCGATCCCGCCCGCCCGGACAGCAACGCCGAGCTGCGGCGCATCTACAGCATCGCGGCCTACAACGGCATCAACCGTGACAAGAGCGGTCGTGTCGGCTGGCTGCAGGGCTTCCGCGTGCGCTACGTCGGCGCGCACATCAAGGCCGAGGTGCAGGGCTACAGCTGGAAGCCCAACCCCCATGACAAGAGCATTTTCACCGACGATCCCCAGGACGGCAATGACCATCTGATGGATGCCATCAACTACGCGGCCTTCACCCATCTGCACCGCCTCGGAGTGTCAGCCATGCAGTCGGTGATGAGCGTGCAACCAAATGTATAGCCCATAATCCAGACAAGCATCTGTGCCTCTGTACCTTCGTAGAAAAAGACAGCTATGAAGATACTGAGCAATCGAAAGTATAACGACCTCAACGACAAGGCGCGCCAGGGCGTGGAACTCAAGGGCTACTATGACGGCAACAACCAGCAGAACGAGTACCTCAAGAGCCTGTCGAAGCTGCTCCACGGCTTCCAGCTCCCGCCTCTGAAGGAGCTCTCCCGTGATGCCATCAAGAACGCATACGAGACCTGCGCTCCGGTGAATGGAATCATCGACTACATCGCCGACAACGTGGGCGAGGTCATGAAGTACCTGGAGCTGCGCAAGCTGAAGGATGACGGCACCTACATCTACGACGACAGCCACTGGCTCATGGATGCGCTGCGACGCCCCAACGACCGCTACAACCTGCGCCGCTTCGGCAAGGCCTGGGCGGTCAATCGTCTGCTCTTTGGTGACGCCTGGGTCTACGCTCCCAAGACGAAGGGAGCGGATCGCCGCATCGACCCAAAGATCGGCATGTACGTCTTGCCGTCACAGAAGGTCATGGTGAAGACTGGCGGGATGGAGAAGCCCCTGAAGGGCATCACCTTCACCAACGCCGTAGGCGAGGTCATCACCATGGACAACAAGGTCTTCGAGTCCTTCGACTACAACCTTGACGACACCAGCTTCTATGGCACCAGTAAGGTGGTGGCGGCTGCAATCTACCTGTCCGTCATAGAGAAGGGCATGAGGCGCCAGGACGTCAGCCTCGACAATGGCGGCGCCGCCGGCATCATCACGCCCAGGGCTGACAACAGCGGCCTCGGAGTGCTGGCCACCGACGCCGACAACCTCGAGAAGGAGGTCAACGGCATGAAGTCCTTCAACAAGATCAAGGCGCTGCGCATTCCCATCGACTACCACTCGCTGCTGACCAAGCCCGTGGACCTCGACATCCTCAACTCCCACAAGGAGGCCGTGACTGCCCTCTGCTTCGTCTACCGCCTGCCGGTGGACCTCTACTACGGGCAGTCCAAGTACGAGAACGCCAAGGAGGCCAAGAAGGCCATCTACGAGCAGCAGGCCATCCCTCTGGCCGAGGAGTTCGCCGCCGACCTTCTGTCCTATGTGGGCCTCGACCAGGAGTACGAGCTCGTGGTCAACCGCGACGAGATCCCCGTACTCCAGGAGACGCCGACGGAGGCGCTGGACCGCATCACCAAGATGCACGGCAGCCTCAACGAGCTGCGTACGGCCAACGGCTTCGACGCCATCAATGAGCCTTACGCCGACGAGCCCATGATTCCTCTCGGCATCCAGTTCGGCAACGAGACATACGACATCAACGAAGTATAATGGGCAAGCGACGCATATCCACGGCACAGCGCAAGCACCAGGACTACCTGAGGCAGAAGGGCCTCAAGGTGGGCGCCGTATATGAGGCGCGTCTGCTGCGCGCCCGTGCGCATGAGGTCAAGCGCGTGCTGGCCACATGCCAGGAGTATTACAGCGACCCGCAGAACTGGTTCCAGGTGCTGCAGGACCAGCTCGACGAGACGGGCTACCTGCCCCAGTGGTGGGACGGCCTCTTCCATGACGCCGGGCTGCCCATGTGCAAGAGCACGGCCCGCGACCTTCGCAAGGCCAAGGCCGCCGAGGATGATGACCTGTGGGCTGAGACTCTGAGGGACTATGCCGAGCAGCGCGCCGGTGAGAACATCGTCAGCGTGACGGACACCCTGCGTGACGATCTCGTCAATATCCTGCGCGAGGAGATGCTTGCCGACCCCGGGATAGGAGTGGAGAAGCTGACCAAGCGCATCTACAGCCGCTACCAGCTGCTGGCCAAGTGGCAGGCCCGCCGCATAGCGCAGACGGAGACCATGATCGCCATGGCCGACGCGGCGGCGACGGCAGCCGGCACACTCGACATTTCGTTTACCAAGCAGTGGTGCATCAGCGGCCTGGGCAACACGCGAGAGAGCCATCAGGTGATGGACGGCGTGGAGGTCGATCAGGACGAGCCCTTCGAGCTGGAGGGTGGACTGGTGATGTACCCGCACGACACGTCGCTCGGGGCTGCCGCCGACGAGATCATCAACTGCGCCTGCAGCTGCATCCGCCTGCCCAAATAGGCGTGCAACCAAATGTAAGCCCGTCATACCGCTACCCGCTTGCGTATTAAATAATTTCGTTTCGACAAACACTGAAAAGATGGAAAAAGAAATCCAATACAAGGCCCACCTCTATGATGTTGAGGTGAAGTCTGTCAGCGAGGACGGCAAGGTCCTTCACATCAAGGCCTACGCCTGTGTCTTCGGCAACGTGGACAGCTGGGGCGACGTCATCGAGCCCACAGCCTGCGACGCCTTCCTGAAGAGCGAGAACGCAGCCCGCATGAAGCTCTGCTACCAGCACAACGCCCATGAGGTCATCGGCGTGATCACCGACAAGGGCGTCGACGCCATCGGCCTGTGGATCGAGGCCGACATCCTCGACACCACCGTAGGCAGCGACGTGCAGAAGCTCATCAAGGCCGGCGCCATCAACGAGTTCAGCATCGGCTACTACGCCGACAAGTACCGCTACGAGAAGCGCGACGGCTACGACTACGAGATCCGTGTCCTCGAGGCCATCACCATCGTGGAGGTCTCACCGGTCACCAGGGCGGCCAACCCCAAGGCCATCCTGCTCGACGCCAAGAGTGAGGAGGACATGGCCAGCGGCCTGCGCACCATGAGTGCGGAGGACTTCGAGGCCCTGAGGGCTGCAGTCAAGAACGAATTTGCCCGACGCATGATCGTCGCACTATAACCATGATTTACCAACCAATTAAAACCAATAGCTATGCCCGAATTTGAAAAGAAGGCGGAAGAACTCCGTCAGAAAGCTGAGCAGGCTGCTGCCGACGCTCAGAACGCAAAGTCTGAAGCTGC